AAGCTGGCGTCAGAGTTCAACGCAGATGTGGACGACTGGCTGAAGAGTTGGACTGGCAACCACTACCAAGACATCTGTCGGTGGATCGCGTGGTCATTGGCGTTCAAGGAAGGCCCGACGTGTGCACTATCGATCCAAGGATTCCCGGGTATCGGTAAGGGAATGCTTGTCCAAGGCTTGGCTGAAGCCCTTGAAGTCCCCAACATCATGTATGGGGAAGAGTTGGTTGGTGATTTCCGCGCCACGCTGAAGAAGACACCCTTCATCTGTGTGAACGAGGGTTGGCCGATCGTCTCTAAGCGTCACCATCCAGCCAACCTGGTGCGGGAATTGATAGGCAGTTCCCGGTTAGCCATCGACGAAAAGTTCAAATCGGTTACGACCGTCTACAATCCCTGCAGGCTGATCCTGACGGCGAATAACGAGAGTGTCGTATCGGCACTCACTAAGGGTCAGATTCTGGAGCGTGCGGACAAGGAAGCCCTGATCTCGCGTGTCTACCACATGGTAGCTCCCTCGACAGCATTCGGGTGGCTGAGTGCTCGGGGCGGTCGGATGTTCACCAAGGACTGGATCCGGCCCGACGATGGGACAGCAAGCAAAAAGATCCTGGCAAAGCACTTCCTGTGGCTCTACGAGAACCGACACGACTACGGACACAAGGGCAACCGGTTCCTATGTGACGGATCCGACATGCAGGACAACCAGATACACCGCGTACTTTCAAGTGACTATCAGTTTACACCGCTCGTTGTTGAGGCTATTTTGAAGCTGATAGGTTTGAGCGTTGGTAATGGCATGATTGGCGGGACATGGGAACGGGATTCCTACCACTACGATGTCGAAGCAGGCATCCTAGAGATTTCCGCAAAAGCTGTAAACGACATTTACCGTCAGTATTTGATGGCTGTTTCCCGCGAACCACTTACAATGCACAAGATCAAACAGGTTCTGCAAAACTTTGCGGTACATGTAGATACGGGTAAGTACTACCTCGACTGTGTGCGCCTGATGTCGTCCGCAATGGGGGATGGATTCACGTGTAAGATCTTAGAGAACATTGCAGCAACACAATATCAACAAAAAACGGGGGAGCGACTTGCAGATAAGTTAAATTGGTGTTAGAATATGTAAGAGCGACTATCAAGGGAAACTCAAAAACATGACCCGAGCAAAACGCAAGTATACATCGGCATCCGCCATATCCACGGCAAGTCAATGCCAGCGTAAATGGTTCATCGAGAAGGTTTGCAAGCTGGCAACACCTCCATTCTCCGCAGGGGCATTCGGTACTGTATTTCACGCAGTCCTTGAGCGGTATTTCCTCAACCAAGAATTGTACCCCAAGGGGTGGTTCATGTACCGTGAGGACTTCGGGAAGGGGTTCCTTACCAGCGTCAACAGGTCTGACCAGCAGCTCATCATCAGCCTTGCGACCGCAGGGATCGAGGGCGGCTACCTGGAACACACACCGGGAACTCAGGTTGAATTGCCGATCCGTCGCAAGCTTTGGGACGCTCCCAACGTGACCTTGATGGGCTCGATCGACAAGGATACCGACTTCGGAATCGAGGATCACAAGACTTCAAGCAACACCAGATACCTACTGTCCCCTGATGACCTACTCTCTGATATTCAGATGACGATTTATGCTCGGGATTGGCTCGACAGGCACCCCAAAGAACCCTCGGTCAACCTTCGGCACAACCAGTTCGTCAAGCGACCACCACGTGCTGATAAGGCCTCGATAGACGCACCTCGGGATTTCGTGTTGTCCACGTACCAAGAAAAGATCACGCCCGTCGTGATCGAAATGTTGAGTTACTGGGATCTGAACTGCGAACCCTTGGATATCCCAGGGGACGAATCAGGAGCTATGTGCCAAAAATATGGAGGTTGTCCGTGGGCAGAAGCGTGTAACGGAGGGTGTACCCTCGAAATCCTACATCAGCGACACACTGTGATGCAAGCCGAAAAGAACAAAGAAGCAGCGAAAATTGAAAAGAAACTGCTTCGCCAACAAGGAGAATCGAAAATGCCATCATTGAAAGACATTCTGGCCGCCAAAGGTGCATCTGGAGTAGCTACGACACCGTCGGCTGGGGCAACCGTAGCTCCGGCAGCGCAGGCAGGGGGTATGGTCATGTCCCCGGCCGCCCCCGTTGCAGCGGCAGCGATCCCCGTTGCAGCGGCAGCGATCCCCGTTGCAGCGGCAGCGATCCCCGTTGCAGCGGCCCAGGGAGACCGTGCGCCTTGGGGAGTGGTCGGTTGTTCCATGTGCTCTGGGAAAGGCCCCCTGTTGGGGCTCAAAGCGGACGGCAACCCCTGTCCCCTGTGTTCCGCTCGGACGTCGGATGTGTCCATGAAGCCGGATAACTTCGACGTAACAGTGGACGCTATGGGTAGTATCTCTATTACCCAGAAGTGTGCTGCAGCTCCCGCAGCCGCCGTCGCGGCTCCGGTGCCTCCGGCTGCGTCGGCCCCCCCTCCTGCCGTTACCATTGCCCCGGAAAAGGTCGCTGCAGGTCCGGCAGTTCATGCCGCCCCCGCAGCGCAGGCACCCGCCCCCATAGCCGGAGATCCCGTCAGCAAGGGTTTCATTCTGGTTATCAACGCGGTTCCGTACGATGTCAAGTTCGGAGCAACGGTCAGCCTCGCTGATGTGATCTCGGCAGCCCAGGAAAGCCTCGCCCAGGATCCCGCATATGTTGGGGCGAACACGTTCGACAAGCGCGACATGATCGCAGCTCATGTGAAGGCCGCTGTTTCCGGGGACGGATCTCTTGACGGTGATTTCGTTGTCGCCCCATACGTCTCCAAGGGGACCGGGCGTGTCGAAGAGATCGTCATCAGAGAGTTGATGATGTGCGAAAACTGCAACGGCATGATCGTGGCGGCACTCTAAGCCGTGGGAATATTCGCCAACCAACTCAAAGCGTCTCCCCCCGCACCGGCTACGGTACGAAATACCAAGCTGGCGCAGATCCTGAGCGATAGCAAAAGTAGGTATCACATATCACCAGAAGTCAAGCGCATCTGTGATATGCCTCTGAAATGCGAGGTCTCCGAAGACTTGATACAGGCATTATCAGAGAACTATCTCCAGCCTGAAATCCGGGCACAAGGGATCGCCTTACGGCCCTCCCAAGCAGATGGTCTGATCCAGTTTGCTGCAGCTGATGGATTGTTCGCGCCTATCGGTGCGGGGGGAGGCAAAACTCTCCTCTCGCTTCTCCTGGCCCACATCGGGCACGCGGAGATGGGACTCAAGAAGATCATGCTTTTGGTACCTGCGCAACTGGTTGGCAAGTTGCTGGATCATGAGCTGTCTTACTACCGCAAGTGGATCAATCTATCGTTTTCCGTGCATTGCCTCGCTGGCCGGCCGAAGTCCAGGCGCCTACACATCGCCCGATCGAACCGCCCCGGGCTTTACATCTACAGCTACTCCATGTTGTCTTGCCCTGACGCTGAAGATGTGTTGAGTCTCGTAGCCCCGGAAATGATCATCGCTGATGAGGCCCATTGCATCGCAGGCCAATCCGCCCGAGCCGATCGGTTTTCCCGGTACATGGATTTTGCCCAACCGATCTTTGTTCCGATGTCTGGTACCATGACCAGCAAAAGGATTTCAGATTACGCTAATCTGGCTCGGGCAGCATTGAAAACCAACAACTTCCTGCCGACCAGTAACATGCTTACGAACGACTGGGGTGCTGTTCTCGATGCTGATACCAATTACATGGATAGGGTGCCCGCTGGAGTCTCTGGGGGGCTGGATTACGTGTACGGATGGGCCTTGAACTCAGCTCCAGCCAACACGATCACCTACCCTGCTATCACGGCATCCGGACTCAGGCAGGCGTACTGCTACCGCATGGCCACGACGCCAGGAGTATCGGTCAGTAGTGTCTTGGATTGTGAAGCGTCCCTGCTGATCCACAACAAGCCAACCACCATGCCTGAAGAAGATCCAGCTATCGTGCAGCTCAAGAAGCACATGGATGTTGTCGACGAGTTGATGATAGCTCCTAATGGAGATGAGATCTCCCACGCGTTCCATACATTCAAGTGGCAGTCAGAGCTTACTGTGGGGTTCTACAACGAGCTGTACTGGCCTACCGTAGGCATCGTGGCTAAGAAAGCCGAGATCTCCGACCACGATGCCTTAGACCTACTGTCGAGGTCTCAGATGCACTTTGAGGCGCACCAGCAGTACAACCGGGATCTCCGAAAGTGGATAGGCTACAACGCGAAAAAAGGCTTGGATACCCCGATGCTTATAGGCAACAGCATGTACAATCACGGGGCTGAGGCTGTTGGGGAACCTCTGTACGCCAGTTGGTCACACATGAAGTCCCTGGATTTTGACGGACGTATCGAGCGCATCTCGCGTGCCGTCCGTGTCTGCGACTTCAAGATCAAAGCTGCAGCATCGTTTGCAAAGGAGTACCGAAAAGAGTTCCAGAAGGGCATGCTGTTTTGGTATAATCACCAGGAGATCGGGCGTTGGCTGTTTGAGGTATTCAGTGCTGAAGGTTTGGACCCCCTGCTGTGTGAGGCTGGTGACGCTGCAGCGAAGATCTTCCTCGATGAAGAAGCCTGCAAAGGTCGAATCATCTTGGCAACATACAACAGCCACGGTACCGGCCGGAACCTGCAGTTCTTTGATACCCAGTATTTCGTAGAGTGGCCACGTCCCGCCAAGACAGCGGAGCAGGTCATTGCCCGAGAGCACCGGCTGGGCCAGAAGTCAGACGAAGTGACCTGCATCACAAACATGTCCACCGACTTCGATTATATGTGCTTCGCAGCGACCCTTAACGATGCCCTGTACATTCACCAGTCGAACGGTACACCTCAACGGTTGATCCTGGCTGCCTACGAACCACGGCCCCGTATCTTTCCGCCCCACGTCCTCAGGGAGCGTGGATTCACTCTGGTCTACGACCTCAACAACGACCTCTTGCACAAACTTGAAGCGATGGGGGTTGACCATGTCTGATCTTATCGCACTCGGGTTCTGCCCTGTAACACTCCCAGATAGCGTGGACCCGGGATTTCAACCGGTTGATGTGGTATGGAGAATCGCCATACCACGCGCCCCAACCCCTACCAGGCAGTCCAACTCAGGATTCGTTTAGCTGTTAACTTCTGGGAGATGTAATCAACCCCCCGGGCTACCCACTTTTTAGCCCGGGAGGGGTTCGATGTAAAGTAAGGTTGTTGTGAATCAAGAGTCAATCGCAGGAACGGGAAACCAAGAAATCAGGAGAGAAAGATGTCAGTCAAAGTAACAACGGTAGCCGGACTGTTTAATGGCATGAGGGACGCCAAGGTCACCCAGAAGGCCAAGTACATGTCTGGGAACGTCGCATGCATGGTGACGTCCGTGGATGTCATCAATACACGCATCAACGAAACGGCTCTGATTTTCAGATGCCTTGTGATCCTGCCGTACGAAGACGACAAGGGAGCCCCTTTCGGCCAAGCCGGGTACTCTGGCCTGAACCCCGGGGACGAGACCAGTATCTACATCAAGATCAGTGGAAGTGAGTACTTCCTAGCTGACATGAAGCGCGTACTGATGGCACTGTTCCCCGAAGCTTCGGGCGAAGAGTTGGACGAGTCCGACGCGTACTTGGCTGCTGGCTATACTGAAGACGGCACGGCCTTGACAGGCAACCAGCCATGCTTCGGGCGCACGTTCCGCTACTACCAACGAGGGTACACAAACAAGGCAGGAGAAACCAAGTTCGCTCACGAATACGAGCCGACCGTCCCGGTACCCGAACTCCTGCTGTCGCTTCCGGCCAACTGGGCCGAACGGATTCTGAGGAATGAGAACGTCGTAGCTGCTGCTGCCTCCAACTAGCCGCCACTGCCCCCTTAGCGACCTTTCGCCGGGACTCACCGCTAAGGGGGCAACCTTTTCCAGGAAGGTAAGGTAAAATGTCAGAGACAGTAAACAACTTAGTTGGGATGGATACAGAGACGTTCCTGATAGGTCAGGAAGCACCGTTCCCGAGGCCAGTCTGTGTTCAGTTCTCAGATTTCGATAAGGGTCAGGTTGACCCCGGGACCGTATCAGTTCTCGATGGGATGGAATCGATTTTCGAGATCACTGCAGATTCAGGCGAGAACAACATTGTCACAGTGTGGCACAACGCGAGCTACGACTTGCAGGTCATGTGCCAGCACCGACCGGACCTGCTACCCAAGATGATCGAGATGGTTCGATCTGGACACGCCAAGTGTACTTTGATCCGCGAGCAGATGCTGAACCTGGCACAGTATGGCCATCCTAGCATGATCGAGATCAACGGAGTGTTCAAGCAGATCAGCAACGCCCTTGTAGAGTGCGTTCGTCGGTATTTCGGTGTCGACCTGTCTGCATCGAAAGCGGATGACTCTTGGCGCATGAATTACGCATCTCTGATCAATGTGCCGTTAGCGCAGTGGCCACCCGAGGCTGTCGAGTACGCGGCAGACGATCCGGTGTGGGCTGCCAAGCTGTACATGGCCCAGGAGAAGCGCCGGGAAGAATTCATCGATCGCGTCGGCGTGGATCCCCTGAAGCAGGAGACCTTCCGTACCGAGAAGTCTTTCCTACTCACGTTCCTGACACAGGTAGGCTACGACGTGGATCCGATACGGTTCTGGGAGATTGAGCAAGGGATCCTGGATAACTTCAACGAGACACTATTCCCCCTGCTCACAGAGGCGACCATCTATCGCCCGAAGACACCTCCCCAACCGTTCGCCAACGGCGCTAAGGACCACACTGAAGACTGCTTCGCCAACAACAAGAGTCCTCAGTACGACAAGAAGCGTGCAACTGGGAAGAACAAAGAAACGTGCGACTGCCCTCCGAAGATGACGGGAGGCAAAAAGGCCGGCATACAAACCAAGATATTGCAGGCCTACGTGTGGGAGCTGTGTCGGGGATCGGATGATTTCCAAATCTCGTTCACTAAGTCTGCAAACCATGCCGATGTTGGGCACTTCTCGAAACACCAATGGGCATCGGATCCATTAGTTACCACAAGGCTGATGACCTTTGTTGCTGTTAACAAGGAATTCCTTGAGGCACATAAGCAGCTTGACCCTATCGTACTGGAATATGCCGACTACCAAGAGTACTCCAAGCTAGTATCAAGCTACCTCCCCAGCCTCCGAGAAGCCAGCGAAAATGGGTACCCTGTTAGGTCTCAATACAGCGTCGTAAAGAGTACCGGGCGCACGTCAGCTAGAGACGCTAGCAAGGGCAAAACCAAAGAGAAGTTCTACTGCTCTTGGAACAGCCAACAGGTTGACCCTCGTGTCCGCACAATCTGCATTGCTCCGAAGGACATCGGGTTCACCGAAATTGGCAACCGCTACGAGTGCCCGGGGATGGATTGGGTCATGGCATCCATTGATTATTCCGCGATGGAGCTTGGCACCTGGAGCCAACGGTGTATCGATCTGCTGGGGTTCAGTGATTGCGCTACCATGATCCTAAACCAGGGCAAGGACGCGCACATGTACCTGGCTGGGGCTCTGGCAACGCAATTCGATCCGGACTTCGCTGCAGCCTACGCAGGGGATAGTCTGATGGCTACCTACGAGTTCCTGGAAGCTATCAAGAAAGACACATCTTTTTGCGATCTCCCATTGTTCATCGAAACCTGGAAAGACGCAGGAAGATCATCAAAACCGACGTGGAAGGATTTCTGCAAGCACTACCGCACGTTCGCCAAGCCTGTCGGTTTGGGCTATCCCGGGGGTCTTGGTGTCCGCACCCTCTGCACCATGGCCGCTGCAACGTACCACTTCAAGGTAACGGAAGCGGAATCAAAGCAGGCGCGTGAAATCTGGAAGAGCACTTACCGGGAAGCCCAGGCAGCGTTGACCTATGTCAACAACGAACTTGTCGATCCCTCCCGCGACATCATGTGGAAAGAGGATCCACGGACGGGCAATAGGAAGCGCGAAGTGCGTTACGCTTACACGACCGCCGGCGGATTGTACCGTAGCAACTGCACGTACACTGCAGCGGCAAACGGGTGCTTCCTCCAGGCTCCTGGCGCCGAAGGGGCGTTGGCCGGCATGGCGAATACGATTCGGGAAGCGTATTCCGGTAGTGGGATACTCGGTCCGGACAGCTATGGACTGCAGACAGTCCCCATCAACTTTGTCCATGATGAGGGTATCTTCTTGCTACGGAGAGATGGTAACGAATCAAAGCGGGCGTTTGAACTTGCCGATTTGATGGTTGCAGGTATGAAGACCGCCACCCCGGATGTAACTGCAGGAGCCGAGCCTGTGTTGATGTTCAGATGGGACAAGAAAGCTGAAGCAGAGTACGATTCGGACGGGGTTCTGATCCCGTGGGACGAAGACGATAGGCCAGAAAGGGAAATGATATGATTATGGGCGAAGTAACAGCAAAAGCGGCACGCAGAGGCAAGTACGGGGAATTCGCAAAGAGGTTAATCAATCTGCATATCGGCAGTGAGTTTTCGGTCTTCGAAGACGGAACCCCTGCCAACCTCCTCCGCACCCGACTGTGGTCCGCGATGCGCACCAACGAGGATGTTCAATCGTACCTGGACTCGACCGGGCGCCTGTTGAAATTCCGGACCGAAGGCGGCACCATGGTTTTCGTGAGCGTTGAAAACCAGAAATCAGAAGTCGTATAATCGGCTCCCCTGGCATACTCAAAAACAAGGAAAGCGACAACATGTTGAAACTGACAAAGAAGCAGGTTAACGCGGTAGTAACCGCAGCATCGGCAGTCTTGACTCGCAAGATTGATGAGGAGCTCAAGAACGTACTATTCGTTCCGAGTGGTGTCGATCATTTGGAGGCGATGTCGACCAACGGTACCGAGACGATTGGGATCCAGATCGACGCCGCTTTGGAAGAATCAATCACGGTACCTCTCAACGCCCTGACCTCCTACAAAGCAGCCAAGCCGGAGGAAGACTTCTACGCTTACTTCGACGGCAACTGCGTGTACTGCGGTCCGGAGTCTGACATGGCCGAGTATCCGGAAGCATCATCCGACGCAACCAAGCCTGCAGGGATCAATCTTTTTGATTTCAACGTAAAGACATTCCTGTCCACGGTTCGGGGACTTGACTGGGGAATCCCGAAAAAGGATCCGATGCTGTACTTCAGCGATCAAGGTGTATACGTCGGGAGCGGCCTGAATCTGGTATGGGGTTACGTCGCTGGGTTACCGGAAAGCATACCTTTCGGCAATGTCCCCTTGACCCGAGTACTTCTCAAGAAGATGCCTACGAGGGGATCTGGCAAGATCGGGTATGGCCCCGGGGGCGATATTTTGTACCTGGAGGTGGGCAAATACTGGTACAGTGTCAAATTTGCCATCATCGACAAGACAGACATCATTGAAACTTTGGCTTTGTATGTCCCTGGGTACAAAACCACTCTTGTATTCACAGATCCCCAGAAACAGGCCCAGGAGCTTCGTGAGGTCTTGGCCGCATTCCCGGCCGGATCTTCCGACCACGCAGCGCTCAGCGCCGGAAAACGGGCCAGTATGGTAACTGTGTTGCTGGAGGGCAGACCAGTGGGGTTTCCCTTGGACGTCTTGACCGAAGGTGAGTCCTACACACGCCCAGTCGTATCACTGACACTCATAGTGAATGCTTTGGACGCTGGTCTCACTGAGCTGTGTTTCGGAAATGACCCGTCTCAACCTCTTGTATTCTCACATGCCGATACCGCATGTGTCATCATGCCCATTACCCCAGGGACATACTCACCCGAGGACAAGATTCTCGTTGGAGGTGCGTGACATGGAATTCGCAGGAGCAGATCCTGATTTAAGGACTGTCTCGATCGCCTACGTGGATCGCAACGGGAAGATGGTAGGGTTCTTTCTCTACCGGTACCCGTCGAAGGCAAAGGGTGTCCCAAGGGACGAACTGCTGAACTGGGGGGTACACACGGCCACTTTCTGCCGACACCCGGCGATGTTGGCTTTCGTAGAGTATCCCCAGATCACACCCAAGACGCCCAACCGTCAAAGCCTGGTAGAGCTGTCTGTCATCGCAGGCGCTCTGGCTGGGAACTTGGATGCCAGGTTGGCTCTGCCTATGCAGTGGAAAGGCTCGATCCCGAAGCACATCCACCAGGGACGGGTGTACGCCACCCAAGGATGGGACTTCAAGCAGGTAAAGGGTAAGAGTGAGAAATACTCATACCCGATCGGGGAAGCGTATCGGCAGCACCTGAACAGCTGCTGGACTATCATTGACGGAGATCTCATCGAAGCTGGAGTCGAAAAGAGTCTCCCAAATTCCGTTTGGAAGGATCTGGGAGACTCGTTAGGCTTGGCCGTTCACGCGCAATGTGTGTATGAGGTCGAGACTACGGAGCGTCTTCCAGGTCACCTGATATATCCCACTCGTCAGTAGCAACTTTCCGAAGCGTTACCGTCGAATACTGCGCCCTGACTTTCAGAGTCTCCGGGGTATTCACGGTAACGCCGGAGCCGGCCGCCACAGTTACCTGCCCCACCCCTACCTGGATGACCGGGATCTCCGCGCCAACAGCAAACACCAAGCTGGAATCCGGGGGTACTGTAACCGTGATAGCGCTGGCATTCGATGCGCGCACATACGAGTACTCATCAGTCAGAGCCAGGGTGTAAGTTGTCCCTGTCTGGTCGTTGACAGTCCTGTTGTGGGGGTTGGCCCAAGTGCCATCGGCTCGCAGGAAGTGGTACGACGCGCCGGTCAGCTTGCGAAGCAGGCCATGCACGGAGGTCGACGCATCCAGATCCGTGTTGTCATCAGGTGCAGCCAGATCGTCGAGTTTTGAACTGGCAGCCACGTTTACCCAAGAAGAGCCGTTCGACACCATCAGGGCCGGGGGTGAGGACTGCACCACCACAAGGCAGTGTTCGAACGACGCGGCTGCCGGCAACGCACCTACCGTTGCTACCCGATAGATCGGAAATGCGCCGCCTACCAATAGGCCGAAGTTGGTGTTGACTTCGACTTCCCAGTTATTGAGACCTGAGAGAATTTCATCAAGTGTTGGACGTGCCACAGTTCGTACCCCTTATAGCTTCTCGAAAGAACTCTCGTCGTATTCGCTTTCAAGCCCGTTCAAAGTGTTGACCAAGCGGATGAGGATTTCAGAAGGCTCCGACCCGAAATCAGATACCATATTGCCGTTGGAATATGTGTAGCTGTTGTCGTCCAGGGAACTCACGGTCCTCTTCAGTGTGGTGCCGGTAGAGTCATAGATTCTCAAGGTAAACGTACCTTCAGGCAGTACAGGCTGTATCGCGGTACCGGCAGCTTGGAACCCGGCGCCGGAAGCTTTTTCAGAGGCGTTCCGAAATGACCACTTCAGATCGAGATCATTCCCTGCGTCCCAGCTGAGTAGGTTGTCAGACGAATTCAGGTTCTCGGGGGACATTGGTCGGTATCCGCTCCCCTGCATCGCTAGAGATGCTGTCGTGGCCACAGACTCATTTATCGCATCGTTCCAGGTTTGCGGAATCGTTTTGATGGAGACCGTGTTTCCTGCTGCTAAGAAATCCCCTACGTACGGTACCAGGTACTTCTGATCGAAGATGAACACGTTTGACCCGGCCGCGTGCTCGACCTTTCTGGATCCAAACCTACCTCTGATTATCCCTTCCAATTGATAGGTAGTACTCGACAGGATAACTATGTTTCTCAAGAACATGAATTCCCTATCGATCACACATAGCTGGTACCCGTTGCGCCATCCGGCTTCCGCTCCGGTGTAGTTGTCGACTTCATCCAGGTCGTCTCCAACCAGGGTGACCTCTGGGCCTTCCTCCTGTAGACTAAGCGCCGTGTCGCCTCCCATGGAGCTGTTCAACGTGCCTCCAAGGGAAATCATGCTGTTTGCCCCTAGATCATCATATGTCACTGAATCTAGGGAAAGGAGGATCGATGCCTCCGAGATTACTTTGGAGTCACGCACCCTGAATAGGTACGCTGCAAGGGTGTCAGGGCTTTGGTACCGGTTAGATTCAAGGAACGCGATAGCCGGATCAGGCTCAGCGACATCTAGGTCAAAACCTCCAGCGCCTATGGTATCAGGCAACCGTGAATTAAGACCATAGATATCCTGAATCGACGCAAGTTCAGCGTACCCCTCGTCAGGCTTCATGATGACACTCGTCAAGATGTACAATGGTACAGTTCCCTCGATCCGGAACCGCTGACCGGGATACATCAACAGTGCCTCTCTGGAGGCTTTGAACTTCTGAGCAGACCCCCTACCGGAATCCTCCTGACTGCGTCTCTCAGATACGATCAGGGCAGTGTTCCAGTCACCTATGGTCGCCATCTGGACCTTTGCATCCTTTGGACTCTCCGAGTCGTCCAAAATACCTTCTGATCCCCACACTACGGTCGTTTCTTTGAAGTTACGGTCCATGTCCGTAAACGTGTAGACAGTCCTTTCACAAGAATTTACGTAGTGGGATGTGATTGTCTCTGGTTCCCCAAACTCCAGTAGCCCGTAGGGAATGTCCGGAAAGGATTCCGACGATTCCCTGATCAAACTGAACTCAATAAGTCCAGTACTCGGGTTCCTACCCTTCAGGATCCCAAAATCCTGCATGAGAGCGGCAACGCTAGCTTTCCAAGACTCCCCATTTTGAAGCATCAAGTGACATGGAGTACCCTCAGCATCTACCGCTACCCCCACTGACGCCAGGCTATCGAGATCGAAGTGCCCTGTCGGTAGCTGCATCCCCCTCGGACTTGCAGAAAACAATATTTCCCGTAGGAGCGACGCCGGATTGTAACCTTCCCCATTAGCCGTCATCCAGTCGTCGATGCCTGGTATAAGAGTCTCTGTAGGTTTGACTGTGATCTCGTAATCAATAGTAGGCCAAATAGGGGAATACCCTAGACGCCTCTTAATCCACACACCATAGCACACACCCCGCCATGCGGAGCTTATGTTGTAGTCGCTAGCTACGGTCGCTCTTTCCTGAACACTGGCTTTAGCCGATTTAAACGCCGGTATGCCTCCCCAAAACAATTCCTGAAATGATAACTGAGATGATATTAGTTGTTGATAATCGGTATTCGATATATGAGATACTCTCAACTCTGATGGTATATCTTGTGTGAGCGTTCCCCAGTATAAGTGAAAAGTCCCCCCTTTACCTAGATCTATGACGGCTTTGTCAGGATTGCTATCCCTTGTTACTTCCCCCTCCCAGATTACTTCCCCATTTGCCCATATCTTCGTTAGGGAATACGCAGGCCCGACACACAGGAAGTGGAGGGCATTCTCGTTATAGATGGTAACCTTGGAACTTTTCTTGCTACCACCTTTCTTCCCTCCACTGCCAGACTTTTCTTTCGTTATCACCCTATCCCCTACCCACCCTATGATAGCCCCGATCCTCTTTTTTCCCTTCAAAATTGGGATCATATTCCCGCGTGTGGAAGATGTCGTTGCCTTATCGTCGTTGAGCGTTGGCTCTTTTTGGTCCTTCCTGAGAAGCATCCCAGCCATGAGAGACAAGGCTTGAATGACAATGAAAGTTATTACCTTACCGATAAACATTACCAGTTATCCTTCCCCATAGGGCGTAACACTTGCTTGAACGAGTAGACCCCGTACTCCATGAAAGAGCACCCAGCCTTCACCACACTGAAAGTCGTAGCGTGATACATCGTCCCAGGAACCGCCCCTACAACCATTCCATGCCCGAGGGTTCCCAATAGCGGACCACAGCACACCAGATCCCCTGGTTCCACACCATACGATCCGTCAGCATTCGCCTCGATCTCAGTACTGGGGTAATGCTTCAAGAGCAAGTCGTAGATTCCCTTTGACTGTTTGTGGTCGGTCAAACAACAATCTTGAGCTATCAGGGGGAACTTTATGTAGGGTTGCTGGAACATGTCATCCATCACCCCGGTAACAAATCGTATGCAGTCTACCCCTACACCTTTGACTTGTTGCCCGAGGCCATAAGGTGTGTTGTTCCAACCATCCAACACCGATTTAAGACGATTGACATAACTGGCTTCTACTTCCGGCCAGCGGAAATCCATCGACCTCATTGATCGTTTCAGCGGCGTACGCATCATATGGTCTCCGATAGCGGGGAATACGGAACCATCTTGTATCCACACCCCAAGAAGTTGATCTCGTTGTTGTAGGCTAGGCAGGATTCCCAAGATTTATCACACCCTTGAATAAGCGTGACTTCTTGCCCTGCCATAGCCGCAGGAGGGGGCTGCACTAGAGTTAAGACACTTCCGGATTCCCACTTTTTGATCGTGAAATTCATACCGGCATACCGAAGTTTTCCCCTCCCGTATTGGTCGTCACTTGTTACGTGGGGTCGCGAGATGGTTACTTTGTTACCAGCGACCACTGAGCAAGTAACTGTTTCTTCCAAAAGAATCATCCGACACCCAATATCACCAAACACTCTCATACACTGGGCGTTACATGAAATCCCTGCAGGTTTGTCGAAGTAGCTGCACACGTCCCGGTACGTCAAACGAGTTACCCCGAACTGATTTTTTGGGTTCCTGGTTGCGATGTACAAGTACCCGATGTCGATCAGGTACACGTCATCGTCAAATTTCCCAAACACCTTGATCTCAGTTTTTGGCGAGACAGTCCCGTCTGTCAGTCGGGTGAGTATGACATCCTCGTCGCTGGAGATATCAATAGTGCCCTCAGACTCCTCCAGATCTGTAGTAGATGGTGCCAGGGTGATCTCCATCCCAGACACTGGGGAGTATGTGTCGCCGTCGTAAACGATCTCTTCATCGCTGGACGTCCAGAAGGCACCTGTCTCGCTATTTGACATCTTGACAAGGTAGTAGAATTCGTACCCTGGATCATGTATCGACATCCCAATACTCCTGCCCTAGATGGTGATTGTCGCTTCTTCCAGTGTCTCTATCAGACTCACATCGACCGTCGCTATGGATCGAGTAACCCAAGATTCCGACATTTCATCAGACGCAAACCGTACCAGAGATCCGAATCCTGATCTGGTGACATCCAACAGTGATTCTAATATGGTGCCAGTTACCGTAAAAGTCATCCTATCGGTAACACTATCATACGTAGCGCTGGATATCGGGTAGAACGACGTGCCTGTACTGGTCTGCAAATATACAAACTGGGAGACGGCTTCCGCCAACACCGAAGAGTCCGTCCAAGACTCCACCACAACCGTAGATGTTCCGACTGATACTAGGACGAAGGGCGCGTAGTCCGGCATATACCAAAACGATTCCAGCCTGCCCTTGGCCAGCTCAAAGAATCCCCCCAAGCGCCAGATCTCCGCACG